TAGATACCACTGAGCCTTCAGCAGATCCTCTCTAGGGTTGTTCTTGTACTGATGCCTGTGTAGGTACTTAATCGTATTACCCAGACAGTACGCGCCGAACTGCTCTCCTAGCTGCTGCTGGATGTAGTCAATACACTCAACGCCGTTGGTGTTGTAATGCAAAGGCTTGTTAACGGCATCCCATTGTTCAGGGGTCGGATCTTTCCGCATACTCAATTATCCTTCTAATTTGGTTTCTGCTTATGGGCTTTCCTGCTCGGTTCAAAACACCTTTCTCAGCGTAATAAGCAGCAATCTTGTACATGCTGAGTCCTGTGGCGCGCATTTTTACAACGCCTTTTATCACCTTTTGTTCGTACTGATTCTTGTGAACTTTTCCGTTATCAGCGTACCAGTACCCGAACATAGCCTTACCGCCTCCACAAAGACCTTTAGCTCTGCGTTTTTTCAGACCTTCCTTGACTAAGGCCGAGGTCGTCAAATTGGCACTATGGACCTTAGAATGGCATGGAGCGCACAGATTGACTGTCTTTGTACCACCTAGAACTCTAGGAACAACGTGGTGCGCGTGATCTGCGGTGACGCCACATTCAAAGCAATCGTGATCTTTGGTGTTTAATTTCGGCATTAAACTCAGCAAGCATTTCGCGATAATCTCTCGCATAGAGTTTAATAGGTTTACCTGAGTCTGCAAGCATTTGATCTACCTGAGATTTTCCGTATTTTGCAATCATAAACATTGTATAGTTCTGAGCTGCGACTCCGTGTTTCATTCCGAACAAATTACACCCCGGGCATTGCGGCCATACATTTCTCTTATCTAGTGAGAAATAACTAGACTTACCTTTCGGCAACCAGTGACCACCGTGAACCTCGGTGTAGTGCTTAACGACTCCGCACGTCACACACTCGCAATAGCCTTCGTCGTCTGCTTCCTCCAGGCGCCGGAGTAACTGAAAAGCCTTTAGTGTCTTAGCCCTGAGCGTCTCTGGCACGTCTAAACTCGCTGTCTTCTGGATTGGCTAATTGTACCCCTTTGTCTAATCCCCAGTGGAAAACCTTCTCCATAAAGTCATGCATCTCACCTTTCGTTAGAGTAGACGTTGATCTGAGCTGGTTCTCAATAACCGTACTGCCAACATGGATATTCTCAGTGCCAAGAAACTCATTCTTCATCAGCTTCTTGACCATGTCAGGTGTCACGCTGATCTTTGAGCTGAAATACTCTGACATCTGCCCACACCACATGTGGAATAGAGCATTCTGGCTGAGACTTCTAACCGTGGAATACGTTTCAAACTTCCACGCTATAGGCCGGCTGAAGTCCATCTCATTCAACCTGTCATGAAAGTTCTTGATAACGTCAGGGATGTCCCGACGATGATTGATTAACCAGAATTCACCTCTCATTGAACTTATCTTTGAGCATGCCCCAAAGATCCTCAATGATTAGCCTGATTTCAAACCAAAACCTCTCAAATAAATTAGTCATTGGCGAGCCTTAAAAAGTCAAATACGTCCATCTTCAAATAAGCGCAAACTTTAACTACTAACGACAGCTTTGCGTCTTCTCTATATCGCCACTGAGAGACCTGCTGTTTAGTAATCCCCATCTGGGTAGCCAGTTCAATTGAACTGACCCCCAGTTTCACCTGTGCTAGTCTCAGGCTTTTGCCGAAGTTAAAACGGTAAGTCGTCATCTTCAATCCCACTTGCTGCCGGAGCACTTGAATTAAAGACATCCTTCATCTCGCCTCTCATGATCGGCTGGTTGCCAGAGTTCTCGTTCTTCCACAAAGAAAGATCCAAGGTCTCACCTTCTTTGATGTCTCGGTGAGCAACGACTTTTCCGCTTAATACAGGTGCCTTTGGGTGCTGGCTATCAGTCTTCCACAGGCTTACTTTTCCACGATTATCATATTCCATACATAGTTCCTATTTTCTCAAAGTTTAAGTTTAAATCCTCCAGTAGTTTTTCAACTGCCGCTGAAAGTCCGGCAATGAACTCATCGTCTCGTTTTACCTCCATAATGAGATTTGAGTGATCAGGGTGATAAGACATAAAGAAATACCTGTCAAAGTCCATTAGCCACATAGTCCCTTGAACCTGAGCGTAATACTCACTAGGCATTTTCCCATTACTTGCACTCTCTGCAAGATACTTGACATGGACTGCGGGTGATGGGCATTTGATCTCAAGCCCTACACCGTCTACCAGCCGGTCGGGGCTGCAACCAACAGTCTGATCATCGTTGGTTACAAAGCCCACTTCTCGGCAGGGTAAGTCGGTCTGAAACTCAAACACATTGGCTGCTTGTGGCTCTAAATCATTGCCACGCTGCATCCAGAATGATTTGAATTTTTCTTCTCTTTTACCACTCAGTCTTTCGGCAAGAAGCTCATACATATACTTCTCGCCAGACGCTGAAGGCTTTCCTTTAGGGGTCACAAGATCTTTGAACTTAGAAGCAGACGGCATTCCTAGTCGCAGTCTGAACCACTCCTCGGTGCCTTGCTCTACGTTGTGGATCTTCACTTCATCCTCCAAACTCTATACCCGCCATCTACAACTCTGATACAGGGCCGCATTGAAGCCTTAACGCCCATGTAAGCCCGTATTCTGTCCGCAGCTTTTCTATCTTCACAAAATACTGAATCGCCAACTTCCATTTCATGAACCCAATAATATTTTTTGCTGTAACGCTTTTCAGGAATAGGAACACCTTTATCAATCTGCATTAGGCACCCCTTTTTGCTTCTGCTTCTTAGCTTGAAGCTGATTTTTAGCCTGAGCGAACTGAGACTCGGTTAATTGTTTCAGATCCTTTACACCGTAAATTTCCAGAAACTTATTGCGGTCAGACTTTGTTGAATCTAGCAAAGCGTCCAGCCATGCAACCTTCTTGTCAGAGATGTTTTCAATACCGATTGAAGTGTCAACCGTTAAGTCTTGAGCGTCAGTATCTTCGTCCCCACAGATAGAGAACATAGATTGACTTTGGAATCGCTTGAGATAGGTAGCCATAGACCCAAGGTCCTGCATCGGGTTCTTGGCTTGAGCTGAGATCGCTACGCTGGCGACCTGACGAATCCACTGACCGCTTGAATGTGTAACCTGGGAGGTTACCGCTACCCTGTCGCCATAAGCCTCTACGGTCTGCATGAACGCTAAACCGTTAGCCGCGCAAACAGGTCTGATGCAATTAAGCACAGACGTTAGGTCAGCGTACTTGTTTTTTAAGAACGTATTTTGAATGTTCTTCGCAGGATTGCGAATTTCGGCTTGTGCTTTACTTAAAGCAGCAGAGATTTCTGCTATGTTTTCGGATTGTTCCATCGTCTTCCTCCAGACAAATAGATATTGGAGGTAAGATTTTAACGGTTATGGCGAATAAGTCAACAAACTGAGTGATTAATTTAAGGAGGGAACGTGGTATGCTTCTCGGATTCTCGTGCTTCCTCCGCACACGGCCCCTTCGGGGGCCAACTTTAATACACCCAAATAACCCTAGCACTTGTCCTGGTATCTACATGGACAAATCCTTTTGCCACGCCGATTCCACTGAACCCCAGTTTAATAGCTGCGGCAACCAGACGATAACGCTGAACCCCACCGCTAACAGAAATATCAGCAGCGCGGCCTGTCGTGTGTTGTCCTCCGCCGCCAGGCTTTTTAGCTTCAAGGCTGTGACGAGGACTCCGATACCCAGACGTAATGACAAAAGGAAACCCAGCTTCAAACCGTAGTGAGTCCAGCGCGTGAACAAATTCTTCCGATATCTCATTTTCACCAGTCTCCTGACAAGCAAATTCCTCTAGCTTGAAATACTTAAACATTACTTATCCCTATGCACCGAATTCTTCTTCTCGTAAGTTCTCATCGCACCTAACCCAAGCATACCCATCAACACAGGCATCATGGTATCTAGAGGCACTAGAGGTATTGTGACGTTTTGATCTAACAACGCCAGAACAAAGTTAGAAAATGGAATAACCATAAAGTTACCAGCCATTGCAAAAACGCAGCACCATCCCGTAGCCGGTCGCCAGCCGGACACAAACAGCGACTTATGGGCCGCCTCAACCTGATTGATAGCCATCTGACCTTGAGCAATTTCTTGCGCGTATTTTTGCGACATAGTAGCAATTTCATGCGCCAACTTAGATTTCTGGTCTTTGTCCTCAATGAACTTGTCTAATAGTCCCGTAACGGGACCAATAAGTGACTCAAGCATGACTACCTCACAATCGCAAATATTATAGTAAAGCAAGCATACAAGCCGACACAAATTAGACCACACGCAACCACGAGTCCTGCAAAGTGCATCCTTCTGTTTATTTTCTGGATGTGCGCGTTCTTTGCTTCTAGTCTCGCCTTGCGAGCTTTAGCCTGAAAGATGATGAAATCGTCCCAGAGGCCAGCTCGTCCAAAATAAACCATGAAGTCTTTCAGTTCTTCTTCGGCCTTTGCAATCTGTTCTAAGGCCATGAATTCTTCTGCGTCAGAAGCAAACAAAGACTTCTTGTTCTTCTGCTGCCTAGCCTTTATGTCTTCCTTGCAGTTGACCATCTGACCAATTTGGCCAAAGCAATCGCTTAGGTCTTTGCCGTTCCCGATGAATTCTTTGACAACTCCAAATGCGGCATTAAAGGCAACAAGTTCAGCGATCATCAGACATCTCGTTTAAAGATCTTTTGAACAGTAGGTGATTCCCAAATCCGAATGGATAACCAGATAATGGTTAAAGCACTTGCAAGAGGCGGAAGCCATCCAGCCATAGTTGCAACGGTTCCCGTAACGGCTAGACCGTCAATGACTGTTTTGGCTTCTTCTTGCATTTTTGCACCTATTCCTCTACTGGCTCAAACTCAGGCTCTTTTAGAGACTTGCTTAACATTTCTACAAACGCCTGCCTTCCCACGTTGAGCTGATCTAAATTGAATTGGGTTGATCTCACCTTGCGGTCTAAATCGGTAATGTGATTGACCATAGTTTGTTGTTCTGGACTCATATCTTCCAGAACGTACTCTACTCCATCTACTGAAATTGGCGTTGTTTTTTTCTCAGCCATTTTACTTCTCCTATTGTGTTACCACGGAACCCCCGAGGCTTGGGTCGGGTTAATTTGCCCGTCAATGTTAGCTTGCAGGCTTGCTTCAATAGCGTCCTTGTCAACACCGTTAGCAAAGCACCATGACAGCGCCAAGTCCTCTGTAATGTCGGCATAGGCCACCCAGTCTGAGCTGCTAGGATCTGGTGTGAAGCCAGCAGTGCCGTAGTTGGTAGCTGAGTAGGTCACAGCGTCATCGCCAGTTCCTACGGTCTCTGATGCGTTAGCTCGCCAGTGGGCCACGATTACGCCGCCAGCAGGCTCAGAAAGCGTCCTTTCTAAAGTTGAGATTGTCCAAGTTGTCATGGTGCGACTCCTGATTCTGCGTCACGTTCAGCGCGCGTTTTATAATCTTCTCTTGCAGTCACTAAGGCTACAAAGTCTGCTTGGTTGCTAGGGATTGAGTCTGTAAAGCTATCGTCATTCATTAGCTTTGTAGTCCACTCTTGTTGCATACGTTTCCAACAGTTGTTCTTCTTGCCATCCATTGCGCCTTGAAGCCAATCGTCAATGTTTAACAAGTCGTTCAGCAAGATAGCTTGCTCTGTGTCGGTTACGTCTACTGTCAGTGTTATTGTTGCCATTGTTATTACCTCTTTTAAAGTGAGTTATTTCGCTCGTTGTTTTATGCTACTAGGTATCCTGTGAACCGTTGATAAGAGGTGGCATTAACAACATCTGTTTGAGCACTTCCACCAGACTGATTGATTGTTACATAAACAGTATCGTTGGTGTCCATATCAGCTAAAATTCCAAGAGAAGTTGACCAATAACCAAGGTCGGCTGTAAAGCCGCTCGGATCATAGATAAACCTGTACTGCCTGTTAGAGGTGAAGAAAGAAATAATGTAGTAGTTAGCGGCAGTATCTATATTATCAAGCCTTAAAATTAGGTCTAGTTGATACTTACCAGTTACTGGGGCTGTAAACTCATTACCCGTAAAGTTAGCACCAACATCAAAAGTTTCTGCGCCAAAAACGACAACTACGTCCGTGTCTGTAGCTATATTATTTTGCGCGGCGTTTACGGTAACACTGAACGCAGGTTGATAGGGCTGGGTGACTTCACCGTCAGCTGAGATTCGCATGCGGTCTGCGTTGTTAGCATAAAACACAACAGGGTCATTGGACGATGTACCAAATTGAAGAACATCCGACGACACCTGCACAAAAGCTGAAGTGCTAGCATTACTTAACGATATGTTGTTTGACAGGAAGAGGTCTTTGAAGCGAGTGTTACTGCGCCCTAAATCTTTTGTGCCATCAGATACGCCAAAATTACCACCAGTAGGAATAATTTGGCTTGAGCCTGAAACGAATAATAACCCTACATCAACACTTTCAATACCAAGATTATCTCCATTATTACCAATACTCCCTACGTTTGTGCCGTCTTTGTAGAAGCTCAAAATATCACCGTCAGAGCTGTTACGACGTAGATACATTGGAACGCCAGATGCACGGGTTACTTGAATCTCACCGTGATCCATTATTTCCGTACCTGCTGTAGCGAAATCAAGAGCAGACTTACCCACCAGCAAGTTCCCGCTGTTATCAATCGTCATAGCAGTCGTCCAGCTTATCGCGGCGTTTGCTGTTCCTGATGGGGCTACATCAAATATGTGCGTACCGTTTTGCTGTTTATAAATAACAGCTTCATCTGTTTCAATATATTTATATGCTCCATCGCTGTAGACATTGCTGCCCAGTGCCGTTATGTCTGTTGTTCCTGCCTGATACGAACCTACAAAACCAATTGGGCCTATTTGCAATGCCTTCCAAGAAGCGTGCCAAGCACTAGGAACCACCCCAATACCCACGTTGCCGCTGGCATCGATGGTCATTCTAGTTGAGCCATTATTAAAAAATGCAGTAGGCAGTGTTGCGCTAGTGTTGGCAATAGTGAGTCCACCAGCGTCGGCCAGAATATAATTCTCGCTAGAACCGCCTTTCCCAAATGCAAGTATTGAACTGCTAGTTCCGTTTACAGAAAGAGAAGTTCTTCCCGCTGCTGTAAAAAATGACGAACTCGTCCCGATTCCCACGTTGCCTGCGCTGGTAAGCGCAAACTGGTCGGTTGTTGAGCTATTGGATATTAAAAAGCTACCGCCAACATTTGTTATATAACTAATGTCACCAGCTAAACTCTTTATTTGTGCCGCGCTAGCAGGATAGGTGTTTGCGGTTGCTTGTGTTACAAGCCCATCCGCCGTGACCGAACCCGTAACGTCAATGCCGCTGGCGTTAATTGTTAATTTGGTGGCCCCAGCCTTCTGAAGCAGCAGATCACCAATGCCAGCCTGATTGATGATTGACTGGGTGGAGGTGTGAACCATTGTCAAATCTTGGCTGTTACCCAGACGGATGAAT